GATTTACGATACGAAACAGCACAGAAAGTTGAGAAAGAAATTGAAAGACTTTCAAAACTTAGTACGTGAACTCGTTTACTATCGTAAGGAGATGAACCTTACACAAGAAGAGTTAGCAGATAAGATTGGCGTTGCTAACTCTCTCATTAGCAAATGGGAGAACTTCGATAGATTGCCATCACCATTTATGTTTTGTTGTTGGGTAGATTCACTTGGCCTTGAGATCCAAATCAATAAGAAAGAGATTACAAAACCACCAAGGAGTTCCGTATCCCTGTGATGCGTGTGGATACGTAACTCATTGGTATGTTTGTATTATAGCTACAATCGAGCCACCAACACATTATACAATATGTGCAAACTGTTATGAGAGAGACATATGGCAGGAAAAAATCGCAGAAAAGGAGACTATCACGAAAGGCAAATCACAAAATGGCTACAAGAAATCGGCATCAAAGCGAAAAGACAACCGCTTTCTGGATCGTTGGGAGGAGAATATAGCGGAGATATCGTCATCAACATCGGAAAAAATAGATTGGTGGCAGAAGTAAAGTATAGAGATAAGTCAAACTTTCCTAATCCATTTACTGTAATACGTGATATGCTTATCTATAAACGTAAAGTTGGCACACCAAAAACAATCATAATGTTTGATGGTGATGTGTTTGAAAAAGTAATTATACCATTGATAAAGGAGAACCAAAATGGAAACAAAAAAAGAACTCACAACAATCGAGACTGAATCTGTTCGCAGATTACTAGCTGTCAACGATCCAAATCAAGTTGACATAAACTTAGTTGCAAAGATTCGAGAGATACCAAACGTCAAGCTAGAGTTCAAAACAAAAGAAAAGTTTGGGCCACATGGATATGAAGAGATATTTCAGGGATTTGATATTGAAATACCTAACAAGGCTACCGCTATAAAAATTGTAGAGATGGTAAAATTATCCATGTTACCTTTGCCAGTAAATCAGATTGAAGCACAGTTAGATTTACTTGCTAATCTTGTTGTCAAACCAGCAGGTATCAACGACCAACAGTATTCTAAGAAAAGAAAAGCAATGGCTCTTCAACTATCAGTTTTCCCTGCTGATATTGTAGCTACAGCTATAGCTAGAGTTGCAGAGACATGCACATTCTTTCCTGCATACAAAGAATTTTGTGACCATATACTTTGGAGAATCAAACTAAGAACCAGATTGTTCGATGCTTTGACTTCTAAAATGGTTGACTTTACTGCGTAGTAGCAGTAATATTATACTATCAAAAAGGAGAACCAAATGAATAGAAAAGGATTTATTGGCGGTTCAGATATGAACGTCATTATGAATAAAGACTGGCATGAACTTTGGCTAGTCAAGACTGGTAAAAAAGAACCAGAAGATTTATCTAATAATCTTGCAGTACAACTAGGCTCATACACAGAACAGTTTAATGTTGATTGGTTTAAGAAAAACCACCCAATGTTAATTAATGTTGTAAATCAACAAGAAGAGTTCAAAATGCTATGGCAAGACATACCACTCAAAGGTACTGTCGATGCCATAGTAAAACCAGACCATGCTATCTTAGAATGCAAACATACAAATGAATACTCAACTATGGAAAGTTGTTTGCGTCAGTATATGCCACAAATACAATTTTATATGTGGTTGGCACAATCAAATGCATGTTACTTGTCAGTTATATTTGGTAACAAAAAGTGGGAATGTGTTCATGTATCATTTGATGAAGATTATTTGAAAGTAATGCAACAAAAACTAAAACAGTTTTGGCTATGCGTAACAACATCTTCAACGCCATATCAAACACCATTACCTGTATCAATAGACACAATACCTGTAGATAATATGGTTAGAAGAGATGCAACAGGAGACAATGAATTTATATCCGCATGTCACGACTATATTCAATATCAAGAAGGAGCAGAAGCATTTAATAGTGCTAAGTCTTACTTGAAAGAAATGGTAGGAGACAATGAACGAGAAGTATATTGTGACCTACTATCAATCAAGCGTGATAAGCGTGGCTCATTACGCATTACAACAAAACAAACATAGGAGAACCTTATGACTACTAAAAAACAAACACCAAAAACAAATAACAATTCGCTTAACAATGCATTGCTACACTTTCAAAAGCTTGCTGTATCTGCAAAGAAAGATAGCAAAAATCCACACTTCAAGTCCAACTATGCAAGCCTAGAAGCAGTTATCGAAGCCGCATCAAAAGCACAAGAGTTTGGTATATGCTTTACACAAGAGATTGATTTTGAGTGGCATGAAGGCAATGGTATTACTTTTGTACGCACAACACTTATACATGTACCATCTGGTGATAGTCGTTCATCAAGAGTATTGATACGATCAAAAGACCCAACAGACCCACAGAAAATGGGTAGCGGTATTACCTATGCCAAACGATATGGTCTTCAATCAATGCTAGGTCTGCCATCAGAAGATGATGATGGTAATGAAGCATCAAAGCCATCACCAAAAGTACAAACATTAGCTGAAGCATTAGGCCCAACTCATGTTGGTGAAGATGGAACTTGGTAATGCTTACTTTACTTAGAGAGATTCTTACAGAACTCAAAAGAATAAATTATAATATTGAAAAACTTATGGAGAAAAAAAATAATGAACAATGAATTTGATAATACAAATCGTGGTAGCGTACATCCACCTTTCCCAGAACAAAAATTTATTTTGCAAGGCAATCTAAATGTAGATGGCGATAATGAAAACATTGCTCTAATTGCAGGACAATTAAAAGATGGAAGAAAAGTTATACACGTATATCACAAAGTAGGTATCATGTATGAAAACCAAAAAGAAGAAGGCTCAACCAAACCAGACTATGGTGGAACAATAGAAGCAAGCGAAATTATAAAACCAAAAAGAATTGCTGGTTGGAAAAAAATAAAACAAGATGATAATGGTAACACAAAAGCTTGGATGTCTTTACAACTCGAACAACAACAACCTCAAATACAAGAACCACAATCTGAAATAGATATTGAAGACATTCCTTTCTAATATACCTATGGAAGAAGTGGTTCTCCAACATAGGTAGGAGGGCAGAGTTTAGGCGTCTCTGCCCTTTTTTATTTATGTTTCACGTGAAACATTGGAGATAAATATGACAATAGATGAATTAAAACAACAACTTAAAGAACTAAATGAAAGAACTTTACACATTCCTGTCAAAGCACCATCAAGACAAGATAGAGCAAAGACCAGAGCAAGAGGAAACTTTGAAGGAAATAATCTTAATAATTTAAATAACAGGAGAACCAAATGAAAATAGTAGATTACACACCAGAAAAAACCAGAGGCAAATGGAACTTTATACCAAGCTTGCCATTTAATAAGTCATTATTATTTGAAACAGAACGTGAATGTGATAATGCTCGAAGAGCTATTACATGGCATGGATTTAAAACTGCTCAAAGAAAAACTTCTAAAGGTTGGTATATATGGAAGATACAAACCTAATCATGCAATCCTTCTCTGTATCCATTTGCTTTACTTAATGTAAGAACTTCCTTACGATTACCAAATTCTTTGTAACTACAATGAACCCAACCAGTATTACCACCAGTATAATATTCTAATATAAGCTGGTCAAAATCAAGGTTAGATACAATCCATTGAGCAAGCTCCATATTAGATACATTAGGAACTTCAAAGTCAGCCGCTTCACCTTTTGCGTGCTGACTTTTTTCTGAGCTTCCTATTGCTAAACATAACTCAACACTACGATACCCACTACTAGGCGTATAAGGCTTACCAAAATGATTACGAACAGGTTGTAGTATGTTCATAGCTAAATGACCTAAAGCCGCTATATGGTCTGCATTTGGATTATTATCAATACCTTTACGAATAGCTGTTTGACTTTTGGTAAGTTCTTCTAAAGAAAAATTTTCTGAAAGCATCATTCTTTTGGTTTCCTTTTTATTGATTCAGCTAGGCCTCCACCAAAATAAAAGCCAATAATTAATAACATTATCTCTCCAATGTAAAAATCATCAAGAACTGTTTTAATTGTAAATGTATTGCCAATTCCAAATAAAGTCATTCCTAAAACAAGAAAGAAAGAAAGAAGAAATGTGCCGCCAAACATCAATGCAAGATATCTTTGTGCTACTTTAAATGGTGCATAACTTTTTAATAGCTCCACTTTTTGAGTCGTCTTTGCTTCTATCATTTCAGTATCAGACGTATGAATCGAGTCAATCAAATCCATACCTTTGGATAAAATTTTATCTGAACCTAAAATCTTACCAATAATACCTATCATGTATTAGTCCTCTGGGTAACAATGAGCCATTAATTTATAATATTCGTTATTATAGAAGGCTTGCCACATTGTCTCATCAATCAAATACTCACATTGGTCTAACGTCATCGGTTGTTGCAACACAATTTGATTGCCTATGTATTGCCAATCCTGACCTGTGTTTCCCCACATGGAAATAACTAATACATAAGCTATCTCTACTGTGTGATGTATATCTATCATTTTTTACTCATCCATGCGCTTACACCCATGTATGCTCCAACGATACCACCACCTGTTATATATAGCAAGTTTGACAAATCAGTAAGCAATTTGATGCGTGTATCTGGTATGAACGGTGCAAACATCAATAGGGTATAGATTGCCATGAAACATAATACGGCTGTTGCCATGCGTCTCTGTGCAGTTAGCTTACGAAGCTGTGCATTTTCTTTTCTGTCTTGCATCTCCATATCATGTAAACGCATTTCATCATCATCGACCACACCATCACCATCGGCATCTAAATAACTGTATTTACTATCTTTTTCTAGCTTCTTTTGTATCATTTCTAAGCCTTATTATGCCAAAGATAAAAAACAAAAATAAAAAAACCAACAACCGTTAATACTAAAACTATTATAGCTATTGCCTCTGCAAAATGTTTACGTGCTTCTCTTTGAGCATAAAGAGTTTCTTGTCTTTGCTTTCTTATATCACGTTCCATCTTGATTAATTCTTGCCATGCTTGAGGGCCACACATACTGCTAATTAATTTACGAAGTTCATCTCTCTGGTTTTCCAGTTGTTTTTTTTGTGTAAACAGTTCCATTGCTTCTTGTTCAACAGATTTACCATTAAATAATTTTTTAAATATGGGTGGGTTTTTTGCTTCATGGTGTGCGCGGTCAATATCTGATACCGCAGACATCCAACGTGATAAATCTTTACCCATAGACTCAATATCTCTGCCTATGGAAACACCTCTTTTAAGTGCATTGAAAGCAGTACCAGCTATCGCTATTGCACTAACTGGGTCAACCATTTACTCACTCCTATGCGTATGGACTTACTCCTAATACGCTTGTATCCCAAGAGGCTTTTAATTCTGCAATCGTTGTTGCATCAGTTATGGCTTGTGCCGCTGGTGCGTCTCTCAATGCTTTTTTCTTATTTACAGAATTAGTTTTTGCTGTAGCATCGTCAGCTTCCAATGCTTTCATGTACGCAACGTCTTCTGCTTCTAACAAAGGCGCACGAACTTCTCTAATTTTATCTTTAAATAATTCTTTGGCTTTAGTAATATCTTCTGAAATAACCTTGCCAGATAGCGACCATGCATTTCGAAAATCACGATTACTTGGAATAGATGTAGCTACTGAACTATCTATCTGATTGCCATCTTTGTCTACAATATTTGTTGTTACAGCCATCTAAGTCTCCTTTATGCGGCTAGTTCTTCAGAGATACGCCAAGCGTTTCTCCACTCTCTTGTTTTTGGTAATTGTTCTTTACGACAAATTACCATCTTTGGGCGATTACCCTCGTCCCAATTCTTCCAAACGTGTTCTGGTATGTCTTTCTGAATTAAGTATTCTATTGCTTCTTCCTCTGTCATTGCCTCAAC